TATCTAGACACCATGGGTAAGTTTTCTGTGTAAACACGAAGCTGGTGCCATGCTGAAGGAACAGCTTCTGTTGTAACATTTTCTTCCCAATCAATGATTCCAGAAATTGATGCAAAATCAGTATTCGATGCATCAATGGTTAGAACATGTAAAGAAGGGAAAGATTTTACAAGGGAGGCACCCGCAGCTTCCAATGCGCTTACTAAATCTTCAAGAACAGTATCTTCAGAATATATAATATTATACGTTGCCATTTAAAACTCCTAGTTTTTGGATTGCCCAGTCTCGCTCCATACAAAAATAACAACCTCCACAGGGCGACCCATCTTTGTTAGCTGCCCCACAGGATTTTGTTAAATGAAATAGATCCATGATGTTTTCGTTAATAAACACTTGGACTATTTCTGATTTATCTATATTTATAAAAGGTCTAATATGACATTTATTAAAAGGCTCACCTCTGACGGGTGGAGTGTCACCTGGTATCCAAATAGTGGGAGTAAATTCGTCATATAATACTTTATTACACCCTGAGTATACATAACCACCTTCAGTCAGCAAAATATCTTCAACGATACGACGAATGAACATCTTCTTCTTCACAATACGATGAGCTATTTTAATGGAAAATCTGTTTTCCATCCAAGAAACTATGTCTTGTAAAGATTGTAAATTTATTGAAGTTCCAATAGGAGGCTCAAATGTGTGTATTTTTATAGAAATGGAACTTTGTTGTTCTGTAACCTGTTTAGATAGCAGATATAACAACAAGGTGCTGTCCACTCCCCCTGAGGCAAGAATATGAATTTTTGAACAATCTTCAGGAATGATAATATTCATAATAGAAAAAATTTGGAGGGGTTTTCTGTTCCCAGGGTAACCCCGAACCCGGCAAAGCTACTTAATTAAGCAGCGAGTGCGAGAGGCGCGTTATATGTGCCCTTTAATGATTTTGCTCTGCTTACGGCAGTCGCCTATCGGGTAGCTCTCTCATCTAATCCTTAACCTGTCGAAACCAGTCATCCCCGAAATGTTTGTTGCTGAATGGAGATGGAGGGAATCGAACCCTCGTCCAAGCTATGTTTCAATTTGAGCTGTTCTACTACCATCCTACAAAACTATTTATGAAAATCTTTGATAGTGATTTTGTTATCAGCATCAATTAATATAGCTGTCAGATTTTCCACCCAATCACCAGAATTTAAATAATGAATTCCAGCGATTTGTCTATCTTCTGGTTTGTGGATGTGACCGCAGATAACCCCAGAACAATTATTCTGCCGTGCGAGATTTGCCGCACCTACTTCAAAGTCTGTGATGTAGTTGACTGCCGCCTTCACGCCTTGTTTGATATCCTTGGAAATAGAGTAGTATGGAAGTCCTCTCCATGCTCTCCACTTGTTGTACCAAGTATTCAATCGAAGTGCAATTTCATATCCACTTGCACCAATCTTGGCAATCCACTTCCACTTGGCAACGAACACATCCAAGATGTCTCCGTGGAAGATGAAATACTTCTTGCCTTCACCAAGGTCAAGGATGTAGTTTTCTTCCACTTGTAACTTGCCAAGATGCATGTGCATGAATTCGTGTAAGAACTCATCGTGATTTCCACGTACCCAAACCACAGGTATCTTTCTGGAAATGTCTAATACTTTAGATATGACCTTGGTATGTTTTGCTCTCCAACGAACCCCACGGGACAAGGCCCATCCATCCACGAAGTCACCGTTGATAATCAAGATGTCGGTGTGGTGTTCTTCCAGAAACTTCAAGAACTCAACTGCTTTACAATCTTCTGTTCCTAAATGGACATCGGATACGATAATCGCTTTATAGTGCTTCATATTAGTCCCAATAATTCACTTTTGCCTTCTCGAAGTGCTTAAGGTTGTGTCTGTTGAAGAAGTTTATAGTCATATACCATACCATCCCAAGATATCCCAACTTAGTGAATCGTCGTTCATCCTGACCGAAGTAATGGTCAAGTATCATAAACTTCCTTGGGTCATACTGCTTACTCAAAATGTAATCTTCTGAGGTTTCATATTTGTTTGGGAATCCACCAAATTCTTCAAACTTACTGCGACGAGTCAAGAAGAAGGCTCCGATAGCAAATGGAGTTTTCTTGGTCATAATTTTATTTACAAGATTAAACTTCCAGAAAAGGAATGACGCACGAAGATGTTTACCGTAATTCTTGATGTTTGCTGTCAATAAGTCTAGGTTGTAGGCTTCCATCTTGTTTACTGCATCATAAATGGTGGAAGGATGGAACAAACGAACATCAGCATCCAAGAACAAAATATATGGAGTGGTGACTAATTTGGCACCATTGTTTCGTCCTACTGATACTGGTCCACCTTCAATGACTTCTATGTTCAACACATCATCATACAATTTCACCACCGAGAGAGTATTATCGGTACTATCGGCATCTGCGACAAGGATACGAGTGTTTCCGATACCCATTTGTTGTGACAAAGAATCAAGTAAATGTCCAATATATTTTTCTTCATTCTTGCATGGGATGATAATAGTGAGCAAATCTTTCATTTCATGACCTCGTACACATCTCGGTAGTAGAGTAGTTGTTCCACGTGATGGTCTCTTTTACTTTGAAACACTTGCATGAATCCATCGGATACTGCAATTAAAATGGTAAGTCGGTTCACAGGTATACCAGTACGTTCCTCAAACATGATGGCATAGGCAGCAGCCTGCATGAAATAATGTTGAATATGCTCCACATCCTTTTCACGGCGGGCTGTTTTGAAGTCTATGATATTTAGTTTGCCATCAAATTCTGCCACACAATCCACCCGTCCCGCCAAACGCAGATGATGTGACCAGAGAGCCACTTCCTGGGCTCGGATATTGTCAATTCTGTCCAACACAGGATTGGCCACCTTGAACATTTCATAGTCCCAGAGTGACAATTCTCCTGCTGTTAATGTGTTCTGTAGATATTTTTCCGTGATGGTGTGAAATCTAGTACCCCAGCTGGCAGCTTGGCGAGACACCTTGTTGGCTTCCTCATCACCCACACGGGCTCGCCATTCTTGAATGCCTTTCTTGGTGTGTTCAGCCAACACCGTGGTGACAGATGGATAGAGCCTACCATCAGGTGTCTGATAGGCTCTGGTTCCATCTGCCTGTGTCACGGCGGATATGGTTTCTATTGTTACTGGGTCATGTAGGAATGTTTTCATAACAATAATTTATCATCAACAATACATTTTGTCAAGAGGCCATGACAAGATCCTCACACGCCAATCTGGCCATGATGTATTCCTTCACTAATGGTCCTCGAACAATGTCTTCCACATCAAACTCCACGTGACGGAACGATGACATATGGTGAGCAATGGCCGTAAACTTCTTCAATCCGGACATATCTGACCGTTTCTGTAAATCTGTTTGTCGGAAATCACCACAGAAGATGATTTTGGTGTTCTGTCCCACACGGGTCATGATGCTGTTCAGTTCCATGTCATTCATGTTCTGAGCTTCATCCACAATTACAATACAGTTGTCCAAGGTCAATCCACGAACATAAGAAGTGACCATGAAATGGATAAGGCTTTGTTCTTTCAGTTTGTTATAAGCACGTTCCCCAAATCGTGGGAACAAATCAGCACAAATTTCTTGATAGGGTTGTGAGTAGATTTCCACTTTCTCCTTTTCATTTCCCGGAAGAAAACCAATGTCACGGGAAGGGACTGCTGAACGAACAATTACAACTTTATTATAACTAGAATTTTCTAATATCTCCTTGAAAGCATTATACATGGCAATGTATGTTTTCCCTGTTCCTGCAACGCCATGACACAAAATGGCCTTATGTCCTTTATAATAGTAATTGAAAAAATTCTCTTGATTATTTGTGAGGGGATAAATTTCTTTTAAATCTGCCAGTCGGATTTTATGTTTAGATTCTTGTTCCTCTTGAACAATGTAAGTTTGGGAAGTAACCAACTTAAGGCGCTTTTTTCTGGACATTGTGCACTCGCTGGGTTAAAGGTAAAAACCCCCGACGAGGCCGAAGCCTCACCGGGGTATAATACGGACGGAGAGTCCTTAGATGAAACTACTATTGTTTTTAATTGTGGAACCGGGGGTTTTTTCATGAATCTTTTGTAATACCTCTCTGAATCCATTGTCGGGCCGACGAATTCGTAATCGCACGGCATCTCCGATGGTAGGTGCTGTAAACATGACTTTTTGCACCTTCATCTCACCACACTTAGGACAGGGTTCCTCCGTAGGTTGATTCATGTTAGGTATACTTAGATACTTCGTGAAATACTCCTCACACAATTCACATTGGTATTCATATGTTGGCATATTTTTATTTATCTTTCGTAGTTTTCTGCGACTCGTTGTACTGCGTCACGCACCCATTGTAGCAACAATACCGCGGATTCATTCCCTTGCACCAGACGTTCAATGTTGTCCAGTTCCTCATGCATTTCTATTACAAAGAAACGGATTCTATTGTCTACTTCTTCATAATATTCTTCATGTTTTTCCATACAGTCCCCCTACTTGATATCAGTTGAAACATCAGCATCCGTCTTATCTTCACGAAGTTCAAGAAATACAGGAAGAAACAAGCTGGTCTGGCCAGTTTTCTTATCTTGAATTCTGGCATTATACTTCACTGCTACCACCTTGCCTACTGTGTTCTTCTTGGTATATTTATCTCGCTGTTCATCCGTGAAACCAGAACCCACGTTCACTTTAATAACACCATCAGCAGATGTCAACACCAAGGCACCCAACTTACCGACATTCTTACCAGTTCCTTCCTGCCAATCCATGCACAACAAATCACATTCCAATTCTCCCTTGAATTTCACTTGGTGCTTCACTCGCTTGTCTTCCCATGGAGCATTGATGTCCTTCAGGATGATGCCTTCTTCACCCTTGTTGAAATATTCCTGAAACAATTCATGTGCTTCATCTTCAGTGTTCACCACACGATTTTCAATCAAGGAGATGCGACCAGGCAACACCAGTTGCTGTAGTTTACCAAAACGTTCCTGATAGGAAGTCTTATACACACCTTGTTGAAATGCTGAGAAAGGAATGATGTCCCAGATGGTGGCGTGTACCAGGGAGGCCTCCATGTCAGAGATGGTGCCTTTCACAGCTTTGTTCAGGATGCCATTACCCTTCTGACGATTCATGATGCCTTGGCTATCACGAACCACAAGTTCTCCATCAAACACACAGGATTCAGAACCTGCCATGAATAGAAATTCTTGTTCCAGATTGCCAAGTAAATCAATATGTTTGCCATTACGAGAACGAAACTCCACCTTACCATTATTAACAATGGCATTGAAGCGCATCCCATCCAGTTTCAATTGTACATAGGCGGGATAGGACATCTTGGCC